GGGGGAATAAACCCGCCTGCCTCTTGACAGGTTTCTACCCTCCCGCCACCAGTGCGGTCGTAGAAAGCCTTGCTGGTGGTCTGTTTAACAGCCATCAAGAGGGCTTTGACATGACCAAGCATGACACTGCGGGGAAACCCTCCGCGACCTATCCAATCCCCAAGACGATTACAGATATCGAGGCCGCCTTTGCATCATTGGTGCAGGCTGGCGATCAGGACTTTGACAGTCATCTGATCGAATGGCGCGAAGCACAGTTGCGCAACCTTAGCGCGCTTGATCTGCGTGAGCTTTCAATCAAAATACATTGCCTGTCGGAAATCACCGGCGAATGCGGCGGCCTGACCCCAAAAGGGCAAGAGCTTGTGCATGGCTGGGTGAAATCGATCCGGCGCGATATTCATAAAATGATGGAGGGGTGAAGGATGAATTTTCGCTGGTTCAAGGAAGAAAAGTGGCCTGCCTGGTTTTGTCCAAAACCTGATGCCGGTCCTTGCCCTGTCGCTTTTCTCGGCGAATATTGGGATGAGTTTTATTTTCTTTCCCCCACAAAGCACTTTGTTCATCTGCATGACAGCGATTTTAAGCAGGCCAAATCGATCACGCGCATCTTTGATGGTTCTGATGAATGGTTGAGCGTGGCTTTCCCCTGCGGTGCTGGTGGTTCGGCGGCGGGGCCTGTAAGATTCAATCGCCTTCGAGCGCAGGACTGGATCAGAACGAAATCGGTGTCGTTCAGCGAGTTCAACCCGGACAGATATGGTCTGATAGGCCATTGGAAGGAAACGCGCCGCCGGCGTGTGTTTGTGCCTGATGTTCCAGTGACCTCTCTTGAAAATCATGGGGGCAACGTCGTTTCGCTTGGTTCTCGGCGGGACGGTATTGATGGCTGATACATCGTTCAAGGTTTTTGCTGCTGCTGCTGTCAGAACGACCGCAGCGCAGGACAGGTGGTTGATCGGGCAGGGTGTTGACCCGGAATGGCTTTATGGCGGTGCATCGCGCTATGGTGCGTTGCGGGTTGCTGCCAATGATAACGGGCAATGGTCGCCTGCCGATGAGGGGCAGAACTTCATTGTTGTGCCGGAAAATCCGCTTTCGGATCCTTGGGACCGGATAAGTCGCGATGTTGGTGACCTTGTCGCCTGTGACCCCCGCGCCCCCGAGAAAATGTTTTCAATCGCAGGATGTCCGATAATCAACCCTTTTGCGGTCGATTATGCCCGGCATTACGAGATCGATCTAAGGGTGTTTTCCAACCCTGTTGCCTATTTGGTAGGCAAACAGGTGGGCTGCGTGATTGCCGATTGGCGGGAAATGACGGCGTTCAAGCTGACAGGCCCGCGAAAAATCGTCTGCGACAGTCTTGAGATCGCCGAGCGGGTTGATGCGTTGTTCGTCGCGGCCCGTGGCCCTGCTATCCATATTGTGAATACAGAAAGTGAGGCGGCATGAGTGATAACACAGTGCCGCTTAATCAAGCGCGGCGAAAGCAGCCAGCCAACGAAAACACGCCGGTCCATGTTCATGAAATGGGGGAAAGCAAGCCGGGTGTCCGGCAGCCGAGCTTTAGCGCCGGCCCTTGCCCTGTAAGGTTCTTGGGGGTGAACAAGGGTGTGTTTTATGTGATCAATGCAAATGGGGAGTTGGACGATGTAAAGCGTTCGCAGATCGGCAGTCGGTCTGTTCTAAAATCGCTTTTTGGTGAGCAGAATGATTGGCTCGATGAAGCCTTTCCCAAGCTGGACAAGGACGGGGAAGTTTCGAACCGGCCTGTCATGCAGGTCAATGATGCCAGTGACTGGGTCATTGCCGAGTGTTCGAAGATGGGACTGTTTCAACCAGATATGGTCCGTGGTCGGGGTGTTTGGCGTGATATCAAGGGCGGGCTGATTGTTCATTGTGGCGACGTTTTGTACCTGTCATCTGGCAAGGAAATGATCCGCGCTGGTGAAATCCTTGATGATGGATGGGTTTACCCGGCACGGAGCCCGGTTCCCAAAGGTTTGCGGCCTGATCTGGACAACCCTGCCTCAGCCGAAAATATGAAGGTCGTCAAAGAGCATGTGGAAAGTTGGCGGTTCTCATCGATATCTGATCCGGTGGTCTGCCTTGGGATAATGGGCCTGATTTGCCTCACGGGGGCATTGGAAAAGCGCCCGACATTGTGGCTTTGCGGGCCTGCTGGGGCTGGTAAATCGAGCTTGCTGGACTTCATGACTTTGCCGATCGGGGGCGAGAGGGCAGCGGAAAAAACGTCGGACGCCACGGCGGCTTATGTGCGTGGTATGCTCGATGGTGCTGCTTTGCCAATCTTCATGGATGAAATGGAGCCGGAATCTGGCAAGGCCGAGGCAGCTACGGCTTTGGCGCGCCTGGCGTTCTCCAATGATCAGGGCGGTGTTGGTCGTTCCAGCGCATCGCAAGAAACGACATTACAGCATATCATTGCACAGTTCGTCTTTAGCTCAATCAAGCATCCTGAGCCTGGCCCGCAGGATGAGCAGCGTATCCACTTTGTAACATTGCGCGAGCGTGTCGCGTCTCAGGATGAAACCGACAGGTTTCGAGATCGGCGCGAGCGTCTCAAGGCGTTGGGGCCACGGATATGGGCGCGGATGATCCTTGGTTATGGTCGTTTCCGGACCAACCTTTCAGTGTTTGAAAGTGTTCTTGGCGGGGCAACCTATACAGCGCGTCTTGTGGACAGGATGGCGCCGGTTTTGGCGGCTTACGAAACCTTGATGCATGATGAGGTTATCGCGTCCGGTGTTGCGCGCGACATGATCAGTGTTTTGGGTCTAGAGGAGGCCCCCAAGATGGATACCGAGTTTGATCAGTGTTTGCGACGGTTGCTGACATCAAAGGTGGAGATATACCGGGGTGGAGCAAGGCCGACCATTGGGCAGTTGCTTGAGGCGGTTATCAGTGATCGATCATCGGAGGATGAAGGTATTCCTGATTTGAAGTATTTGGCTGAAAAGTTCTTGCCTTCGATAGGTATAAAGCTGATGCGCAAAGACCGGTCGTCATTTGCCCCGTGGTCGCATTTTGCCATCGCCAGCAATCATGAGCAGCTAAACATCATCTATCGCGGCAGCAAGTGGGAAAAGGGCGTGTACCGGCAGCCTTTCGGGTGCCTTGAGGGGGCCGTCCCCGATAAGGTGGTTAAGTTCGGAGGTTCAGCGTGCCGGGCCACGGTCGTGCCGATTGAGTATGTGGTATCGACGACACATGATGGTGACGACATCTAAGCGAACTTTCTTCCCCCGCGGCCCAATCATTGATTTTGTTGCGCAGTAATGATGTGTCCTGATTGATAGGTTTGGTCGATGGTATTGGTGGATTTGATAGTTTTTACCATGATTTTCGGTGCTGGTTACATCGGAGTTACAGCAAGTTACATCCGTTTTGTAACCAGTGTTTTGTTGTTTTTCAATTGGTTACGAGGAAAATTCGGGGAAGTTACGTGGTTACAACATTTTTCGGGAAAATATACTAGATGTGTGTATGCGCGCGTAAGATACGCGCAAATCGTGTAACCATGTAACCTGTAACCTGTAACCTGTAATAAGATATTGATATTATTAAAGAAAGTTACGAAAAATCTGGTTACAAATGCCTGTAACCAGCTGTAACCAGCTGTAACCGGCTCGAGGAGGTTTTGATGTTCGCAGCTATCGGTTCGCATTCCGAGCAGGCTATCGCAGATGAAATCGTTGATCTGTTTGCCGTTGTTCATGAGGAGCGTGAGAGGTTGTCTTTGAGCGCTGATCAGGCTGGTGGCCTGTTTCTGGCATCTGCATTGGCAAATCAGCCGCTAAAGAAGCCTTCTATGTCGATCGCCGAGAAAGCGCGGAAGTCACCGGTGCAAGAGGCAGCGAAGTGGGCTGTGCGGTGTGTCGGCTATCAGCTACATGACAAAGGCGGCATTGATTTGATGATGCGCGTATCGGACTTGGTGACAGAGGCGTCGCCAAGGGCAGCGAGTTGGCTGGATCACAGGTGGAATGGCATTGGTAATTGGATGTCCTGATCAGGAAAGGGTGAAGCGATGGCTAAACAGGATGTAATGGATATCTGGTCGGCCCTGCAATGGGTGGTTCGGGACCAGAAGGCAGATCAAGCGTTTGGAAATCCTTTGATGATGGGAGATGCCCGACCTTTGGGCAGTATCACGGGCAGGATGGTGGATGCTTTGGAATACGGCGTCGAGATATCAGGGTCGCATGGTTCGATGCCGGACCTTGACCCGGATGCCGAACTGATCTGGCTGGGTGTTGAAATGCTGTTTGATCAATGGCGCAAAGGTGATCTTGCGGGTGAGATTGGTGCGAATATTCCGGTTCAGATGCAGCGTTGTTTGAAGAAATGGCAGTTGCATCCTGTCGTCGAGATGGTGAACTGCGCGCGTCGTGGTGATATGCCCGACTGGGTTCCGGGTGGTTGGCTGAACGATTCGGGGCTTACGCGTCGAGAAGTTGAGGAATGTCGCCTGAATTACCTGATGGTCTGGGACATGTTGGCTGTTTTGTGCAAGAGGTTGCAGGGCAGTGATCGGTTGGGCATAGTGCTTGAAATGCCCAGTATTCCGCGCTCTCCATGGAATCTGCGAAAGAAAATGAAAAAAGATATTGACTAAATTCCGGGGCTGTGGGTACATAAAACCGTTCCGGGAACAAATTGCGCCTGCCGCTCACCAGCGGCGGGCGTTTTCTGTTTCTGGGCTTGCTACCGGATGTTCCTTGCGGTTGATGATGCTGGCTTGGTTTCCTGATAGCTTCCTCCCTCAATCTGACATGATTGCACTCGCCGCGATGTTCCCTATGCCTGACTATCCAGCTCATGCTGGTGTGGATGATGGCGGCTGGGACATCGCCGCAGTCTTTTGGTGGTGATGTGATGCCGAACCTGCCGACAAAGCCATGCGCTGTCGCCCGGTGCGGCACGCTGACCAGGGAGCGATACTGCGAGAAGCATCAAGCCGAACACCGCAAGCGACAGGACGAACGGCGCGGAACCGCAGCCAAGCGTGGCTATGGTTCCAAGTGGCAGAAGGCGCGCAAGACGCATCTGGCAAAAAATCCGCTGTGCGTTCATTGCCTTGCCAAAGGATTTGTGGTCGCAGCAACGGTGGTTGACCATCGCATCCCGCACAAAGGTGACCAGAAGCTATTCTGGGACACGAGCAACTGGGATTCATGCTGCAAGACCTGTCACGATACTAAGACCGCCAAGTATGACGGTGGGTTCGGTCACCCGGTAAAAAGCAGGCCAAGCCATTGATAGATATGGCGTAAGGCAACGAGTTCTGGGATAGGAATTGGTTGTTCTTTTAATGTTCCGGCAGGGTTCTGTTTTGTTCTCGTTCGGGGAGGGGGAGGGTTCAATCTCTGCGCTCCAGAAGCCACAGACCGGGTTCGAGGTCACGTGTTCATGGGCGAGAAATTGAAAAGAGAAAACCCAAGGAATAAAACCCTATGGTGAGGTGAAGCCATGGCACGGGGACGCAAGCCTGATCTGCCAAGCAATGTTGTTCGCTTGACACAGGACGGCAAAGAGCCGGGCCAGCAGACTCAGGACGCAGCGGAACTTTCCGCAGAGCTAAAGCCTCGCGGGCTATCGAAGGACGTTGCAAAGGTTTGGGATTCGGTCGCGCCGGTTCTGGCGGAAAAGCATCGGCTTGATCCCGTGTTTGTTGTGGCGCTGGTCGAGCTTTGCGAATGCATCGCCGAGCTGAATGATTACCGCGCGCTGTTTCGCAGCAAGGTGAAGATCACCGACGCCAACGGCAAGCAGCGCACCGAGGTTTACGGCAAAACCTACGAGGTTGATGGCCGCAACGGCAACCAGATCAAGACCCGCCCGGAGGTCGCGCAGTTCAATGAAACCCGCCGGACCATGTTGCGCCTGATCGCTGAATTTGGCATGACGCCATCTGCTTCGCGATCGTTGGCGTCGGCGGCAGGTCAGGGTGATTTGTTCGATGACTTCGACGACTTCGCATCCGCAAGGGGCACGTAAAAAGCATCGCCCGGTCACCAGAAAGGATCTGGCAAAGAAAGTACCCGAGGCGATCCTTGGGCATGTCAGCACGGTCTACGCCCTCGACATTGTCGAGGGCAAGAAGCCAGCCTGCAAGAAACGCATCGCCGCCTGTCAGCGCCAGCTTGATGATCTGGTGCATGGCGAAAAGCGCGGGTTGGTGTTTTCGATCCCGCGTGCTGATCACGCGATGCAGTTCTTTGGCTACCTGCGCCATTCAAAGGGGCAGTGGGGCGGCCAACCTTTTGTGCTTGCCGATTGGCAGGCGTTCTGCACATCGGTCATCTTCGGATGGCTGACAGCCGAAACGCTGACCCGCCGGTTTACATACGTCTATGTCGAGGTGCCGAGGAAAAACGGCAAGTCAACATGGCTGGCCCCGATCGGGCTTTACATGCTGATGGCTGATGGCGAGCCGGGGGCAGAGGTTTACACCGCTGCGACCAAGGCCGATCAGGCCAAGATTATCTTTCAGGAAGCTGATCGCATGGTTGCGACCAGCCCGGCACTGCGCCGCCGCGTCAAGCGGATGGCGCGGCACATGGAACATCCGAAAAGCTTTTCGGAACTGAAATACATCTCGGCAGATGCCAAGAAACTTGATGGCCTTAATAGTCATTGCAACCTGGTTGATGAAGTGCATGCCCACCCGGACGGTCAATTGATCGAGGTGCTTAAAACCGGGATGGGCGCACGTCGCCAGCCATTGCATGTCGAGATCACAACGGCGGGCACAAACCCGTATTCGATCTGTCGTCAGCATCATGATTACACCGTCAACGTTTTGAACGGTGTGTTTGAGGATGACACTTGGTTCGGGTTCATTTGTTCGATCGATGATGGCGATGACCCGTTTGATGAAGTGTCATGGGCAAAGGCCAACCCGAACTATGGAGTTTCGGTTCTGCCCGAGGCGCTGCGCAAGGTATCGATCGAGGCCAAGAACAACCCGGCATCGCTTTCCGGGTTCAAGCGGCTTCGCCTGAATGTCTGGTCGCAGACATCGGAAATCTGGCTGGACATCGACAAATGGCGCGGTTGTGAAATCGTCATTGATCGCGAAAGCATGCGGGGCCGCAAGTGCTATGTTGGGCTTGATCTTTCATCGGTCAGCGATATCACCGCTGCGGTGTTGGTCTTCCCGCCTGTCGATCCGGGGGAGCCTGTAAAGGTTCTGCCATTCTTCTGGGTGCCAAAGGCGACGATCGAGAAACGCGCCGCCGACAAGGCCGTGCCGTATGACCAATGGTTGATGCAGGGGCTTATCCGCGAAACGGACGGGTCGGCAACCGACTATGACGCGATTGAAAGTTTCCTGATTGGCAACGAAACGCTTGGCGTTTCTGGTCTGGTTGATGAATTCGAAATCGCCGAGGTCTGCTATGACCGCATGTTCGCCGGTCAGATTATCCAGCATCTTGAGGATGCCGGTTTGGTCTGCGTTTCCTGTGGACAGGGGTTTTATGGCATGGCAGCACCGTGCCGAGAGCTTGAGCGCCTGGTGCTTGATCAGGGCATTGCCCACGATGGCAACCCGGTCATGGACTGGATGATATCAAACACATCCGTCAAGCAGGATGACGCCGAAAACAAAAAGCCGATCAAACCCGATACGCGCAAGGATATGCGCAAGATCGATGGGGTGGTGGCGATGTTGATGGCGATTGGCCGGATGATTTCGGCAGAGGAAGATCAAGTCGTAACAGTCGATTCAATATTCGGTGGTGTCGCATGAACCTGCGCAAAAGAATGTTCGGCTGGATGACGCGCGCCCAGACAAGCGAACAGGAAATCAACACGCGCCTGTGGCGCAACGAACCGTTTCTGAACCTCAACACATCCGCACCCATCAGCCATCACACGGTGTATTCCTGCATCAACGTGATTGCCGAGGGGTGCGCGATGCTGCCTTTTGTGCTGTATCGCAAACAGGATGGATCGCGGGTCGAGGCGATTGACCACCCTTTGTATGACCTGCTGCAATACAGCCCGAACCCGCATATGACGGCGTTTCAGTATTTGCAGATGTTGTTCTTTGACAAGCTGAACTATGGCGATCACTTCGCGCTTAAGGTGTTCGATGAACAGGGCCGCATCGCGGAGCTGTACCCGATCGAATATGCGCGCGTCATGCCGTTCTGGTATCTGGAAGCCGAAACCGGATTGCGCCGGCGGGCCTATCGCGTGACGGGCTATAACGGCCTGCAGGCGATCTTTCTAGAAGATGAAATCTTTCATCTGCAGTTCAAGCCGATCACGAAGGGTGACAATTACGGCCTGCGCGGTGCGTCGGTCTGGTCTGCCTATCAGGCGGAAACGCTTGGTGTAGCCCAGAAGGCCGAGGAATTTGTATCAGGTGGCCTGTCCAATGGCGTGAATATGTCAGGGCATGTTTCTGTTGATGCGCCTCTGACTGACGAAATAACCAAGCAGATCAAGAAGCAAATCGCCCGCGAATATAGCGGTGCGGACAAGAATGGTGTCGTCGGTGTCTTTGGCAACGGGGCCAAGTTCTACCCGCACAGCCAAACCAACAAGGACGGGCAGATTCTTGAAACCCGCAAATATGACCGGTCGATCATTGCCGGGATCTTGCGTGTATCTGCACACCTGATCAACGATCTGGAAAAGGCGACGTTTTCGAACGTCGAACATCTTGACCTTGCGCATTACAAGCACTGCCTTCTGCCGCATCTGATTGATCTGGAGCAGACCGCGCGCAAGGATTTGCTGACCGATTCCGAGCGCGGCCAATACGTGCTTGGTCATGATGACAGCCTGTTGCTGCGCGGTGATCAAAAGTCCTTTGCCGAGGTCTTGGAAAAGGCCGTTCAAAACGGGCAGATGACCCCGAACGAGGCGCGCGCCAAACGGGGTCTTCCGCCGCTTCCGGGTGGTGACCAGTTGTTTATCAACAGCGCAAGCATTCCGATTGAAATGGCCGGACAGAACAAGGGGCAAGCCAATGACGCTTGATAACGAACTGCGTGATGGCAGCAACCCGTCGGAACTTGAACTGCGGTTCAATGTCGATGTCGAGTTCCGGGCAGAGGATGACGCGGCCCGCATGGTCAAGGGCTATGCCGCGATGTTCAACAGCAAAACGAAAATCCGGATGTATGGCGGCCATACCTTTGAGGAGTGGCTAAACCCCGGCTGTTTTGCCAAGTCGATTGCAGATGGCAAGGACGTTCGGTTCCTTGTTGAGCATATGTCATTCATGCTGCTGGGCCGCACAGGTGCCGGAACGCTGACCCTGACAGAGGACAAGCGCGGTCTGGCGTTCGAGGCGGTCCTGCCGGATACAACGCTTGGCCGCGATACCTATGAAAACATCCGCAACAAGAATTACCCGGGCATGAGCTTTGGGTTCCTGCCGGTCAAGAACCGGACTGAATACGATGACCGCGGGCGTTTGATCCGCGTTCAGCACGATGAAGTTGACGTGCGCGAAATCACGGTCACGTCAATGCCTGCCTATCCGAAAACCAGCGTGGCCGTCCGGTCGCTGGCAACCCGGCCCGAACCGGGCAACTTTGCGCTGCGTGCGCGTCTTGCAAAACTGAAAGGTTACCACCTATGAAGACCCTTAAGGAATTGATGAAGCTGCGCGCGGCCAAGTTCGATGAACTTGAAGCGCTTGCCAAACAGGAAGAAACCGACGAAACCCGCGCCAAGTTCGATGAACTTGAAGCGGAAATTGGCAAACTTGATGAAGACATCACCCGCGCGAAAAAGCTGGAGCAGCGCCGCTCCGAAGCAGCCGCGCAGGTTCCCGATGATGATGCAGGTAACGGCGACCAGGAACAGGGCCAGACCCGTTCGCAGAACCCGTTCAATGATCGCCCGACTGCGGCGGCTGCCCCGGCAGAACAGCGCAACCTTGCCAATGAATTTGGCATGTTTGTGCGGTCTTATGCTGCGGCCCAGTGTGAACAGCGCGATGGCAAGCATGTTCATCCGTCCCAGTTCGCCAAACGTGCTTATGGCGACAATCATCCGGTTGTTGCCAATCTTGAGCGCGCGCAGACCGCGTCCGAAAACTCCGGCGGCGGCTTCCTGATCACGCCGAACTATATGCCGGAAATCATCAAGTTGTTCGGCCCCAATACCATTGTACGTCGCAATGCCCGTTCGGTGCCTGGCAATGCGACTTACTTCAAGGGCAAAACCGGCGCGTCCGTCGGCTATGTCGGCGAGAACGAGCAGGGCGAGGTTACCGGCGTTACCTTTGGCACGATGACGATGGCCGAAAAAGACATCGCCGCGATCTTGCCGATCTCCAAAAAGCTGCTGCGCAACACCGGTTACAACGTCGAAGCCTATTGCCGTGACGAACTTGTCCGTGCGTCAGCGGAATTCGAAGACCTCAAGTTTCTGTACGGCACCGGTGTCGGTAAGGAAGTGAAAGGCTACTATCACTCAATCAAGGCGGCTAACGTCTTCGCTGCGGCGAACAAAACCGCCCCGACCCGCGCCGAGGTTATCACGGAACTTCACAAGGTTCTGAAAGCGTTCCTGTCTGCGGATGTTCCGATGAACGGGACCAACCCGCGCTGGTTCATGAACCCGCTGGTGGTTCTCTACCTGTCGGAAGTCTATCAGGGCGATGTGAAGGCGTTCCCGACGCTGGATGGCCCGAACCCGACGCTGCTTGGTTATCCGGTTGATACCAGCACCCAGATCACCGGCCCGGCTGGTGATGGTGGCGATATCTTCTTTGGCTGCCATGACTATGCGATGGTTGCCGATACCGTGACCATGTCGCTGTCAACCAGTGACCAGGCGTCGTTCAAGGATGCTGCGGGTAACACCGTCAACATGTGGGCGATGGGTATGCTGGGCATCAAGCTGGATATGTCGCACGATTTCGGCTTCCGCTATGATCAGGCATTCGCCCGTATCTCTGCCGTCAAGTGGGGTCAGTAAGCCGGTTTCCGGTTTGACCGCAATCTGATCGGGTCGCCTTCGGGCGGCCCGTTTTCATTTGCAATGGAGTATTGAACGATGGATACCGCACTTGGCCGCGACAATGCAGCCTATCTGACCCCGATCTTTGCGGCGGCTGAATATGACCTGACCGCCGGCGCAGGCACTGACAATTCCGAACAGACATGGGCAACGATTGATCGCCTGACCGCGTTTGACAATGTCCGCCACGCCAGCGCGACCGCGATTGTCATGGCGACCGCCACCCTTGCCGAAGGCGAAACCCTGACCATTTCCGGCATCTGGGAGCATTCCGTTGATGGTTCGACCTGGGTGGAAATCGGCACCGATACCACCATGCTGACCCTGACCGGTGGTTCTGGTGGTTCGACCGAAACGGGTGCTGCTGATTTGAATATCAATCTGGCCGAGGCCAATCAGCACGTCCGTTTCAAACAGACCACGGACCTTTCGGCATCTGGCACCGACACCGCCAAGGTGTCGGGCGTTTATATGTTCTCTGCGCCCAGCGAAATCTGATCGCGGAACCGACTGTTGAACAAAGGGGGCGGGTGACCGCCCCTTTTTGCGTAAGAGGCGCGGCATGGATGTATCGCTTAAAACGGCACCGGGTGAACGGATTGTCACGCTTGATCAGGCCAAGGCGCAGTTGCGTGTGCCAACCGCGTTCAACGATGAAGACGACTATATCAATAGTCTGATTCTGGCGGCGGAAAGCTATATTGATGGGCGGGACGGTATCCTCGGCCGTGCCCTGATTTCACAGACATGGACCGGCACGCTTGATGATGCGTTTCCGCAGGAAATCCGGGTGCCATTGCCGCCGTTGCAGTCGGTGTCATCGGTCAAATACATCGATGGCGACGGTGTGGAACAAACCCTTGCCGCCAGCGAATATCAGGTCATCAACAATGTTGAGCCCGGTCTGATCGTTCCGGCCTTTGGCAAGACATGGCCGACGGTACGTGCGCAGCGCCAGGCGGTCACGGTTGAATTTGTTGCCGGGTATGGCACGGCGGCGGAACTGCCGGAAAAGGTGCGCCAAATGGTGCTGTTTCTGGTAGGGCACTGGTACATCAACCGGGTGCCGATCAATGTTGGCAACATCGTCAACGACATACCGGAAACATTCATGTCGCTGTTTAATGCGACCCGCAAGTGGGGGTTTTGATGGCGAAGGTGTTGCTAAAGGTTGTTGACGGCACCGGGCATCAACATGCCGCCGAAATCGCGTTGCGGGACGTGAAAATGATCAAGGCGCGGGTCTTGGTCGGGCTGTGGCTGATCAAGCTGGGCTGTGCCGTGATGTCTGTCCGCAGTGAAAGCGAAGGTTGTGATGCAGCCCGGTGAAATGAATGAGCTGATCACGTTTGAGCGGGTCGGTCATACCAAGAATGCCGGGGGCGGGTCGGTGGAGGCTTGGGCGCAGCTTGGGGCGAAAAGCTGGGCCAAGGTCAAGCCGATGTCGGGCAATGAACAGGTGCGCGCCGCACAGGTGGGCAGCAGCACCATGTATGAAATCGGGCTGTATCGCCGCACCGATGTCAACGAAGCCGATCGGATCGTGCGGAGCAACGGCGATGTGTTGCGGATCCGATCCGTGCTGCGTGAAACAAATGAAGCCTTCATGACCGTCGTGGCCGAGAAGGTGACGCCTTAACCGAATTCGTCTTCGAAGCTTTGGAACAGTTCGAGTTCTTCTGGTTTCAGGACGCCATCAGCTTTGATCAGTTCGTGGCAGGCATCAAGGAATTGCCGCCGCTGTTGCAGGTCAAGGTCCCAAATGGCGTCAAAGGCGTCGTTGATCTGGCTTTCAGTAGGGTGGAGGCGTTTCAGGTAGGCGGTAATCGCTGCGGTGTCCGCGTCCATCATAGGTCGGCCAAGGTCAATACAGCCTTTGGCGACGTGATCGAGCATGAAATCAAGTTCGGCTGGATGCATGAATCCGTCGCTGCGCGATAGTGTTGAAAGCAGCCGCATTTGATGGCGGAATTTCTGCTTGGCGAACTGGCCAGCCGGGGCGCGTTTTTCAGCGCCCGGTGTGAAATCGCTGGGCGGAAAGCGGTTCGGGTCCACATCGGTCGAGAGTTCGTTGCGAAAGAACGCGACCGGGTGATAGGTCACGCCGTCGACATCTATGACCGACAGAATGCCGGTGCTAAGGAATGATCGGTACTTCTTGCGCTCGTGACAATGAGCATGAATGCGATAGGCCGTTGGCTCTGTATCGCATCGGTGAACCGTAATACGGCGCATGGTGATGCGGTTTCGGCTGTCGCAATATTCGATGGCAAAGGAGAGGTCGCCAATATCAAGTTCGGCATCCGGGTTGCTGGCGGGCGCGAAGGTAATGGCTTCTTCCGGTTCATCATGAATTGGCGGCCATGTGCCCGGAATGGGCGGTGCGTTCTTGGCGTGGAAGATTTTGTTTACTGGCATTTCTCACCCCTTTGCAATCAGGGGTGGAATGCTACGACCGTCATATGATGGGAGTCAAATATTTCAGGACTTGCGCAGTCGAACGCCGGGGCCTTCGCCGTTCTCGGCAATGAAGATTATGCCTGCGTTTTCAAGTGCGGTCTGAATGGCAGAAAGATTCGGTTTGTTGATATTTGGCACAGTGTCGTCGAATGACTCCGCCCTGCGCACAGTCATCAATCCAACCTGTGCCTTTTCGGCCAGTTCTTGGGCTGTAATTTTTATTATGGCGCGTGCTGCTCGTATCTGCGAACCAGTGATCATTTTTGTACCATGTGGTTTTTAATTGACCAAATCAATATCAGGTGATACTTAAAGTACCACCTGATATCTGAAAGGGCAATTAAATCATGGCGGACATAAAGTTTTCAGTCGCCTCGACCGTCACCGATCTGCGGTTTGCCTATGAGGCGCTGCGCTTGATCGGGGATGGAGATGGCGACGGCAATCTAGCCGACTGGTACGAGGATCAGCTTGTCGCTGTTCGGGCACGGGACATGAATGAGTTGTGCATCAAGTTTGATGCCCTGATGTCACTGGCCGAGCCGAATAGTGGTGCGTTGTCAGAGCGCGGTCATGCAATGCTTATTGCGCGGGTCGCCAGCCTGCGGGTTGATATTCATGCGCTGAAAGGTGGTGTGCAATGACGATGCCAATGGTATTCGATTTCGAGGGGCGCGAGGTTCGCACAATCGAGCGTGAAGGCGTGATCTGGTTCGTGCTGGTGGATATCTGCAAAGTGCTTGCTGTCAACAATAGCCGTCAGGCAGCAACACGTCTGGATGATGATGAAAAAGATGACGTCATTATTAATGACGCCATCGGTCGGGACCAGTCAGTGACCATCATCAATGAAAGTGGTCTTTATTCGCTGATCCTGACCAGTCGCAAGGAAAGTGCCAAACGGTTCAAGAAATGGGTGACGGCAGAAGTTCTGCCGACACTGCGCCGGACTGGTCGTTATGAAATCCCGCCTGTGGCCCCGACCGGGGATATGGATACGGGGGATGATTCTGAATACGGCACGGCAGAGGTCAATTCGGCCTTGGCGGTTGTACGCGAAGTCCGAAAGATTTTCGGGCGGGCGGCGGCGCGGCGCATCTGGAACCAGTGTGGTGCGTTGCCGATGGTCGAACCTGAGACGGATTACACCGGCCTTGACAGTTCCAAGGGTGTTGCCTGCCTTGCCTGGTTGATGGGCGCGTCTGCCGATGGTGGTGGGCTGATCGGTGATTTGATCACCGAGGCGCGGCATTCTGCTGCGGCGGTCGAACAATTGCGGGCAATGGGTATCCGGGTTTGCGATGCGACCTGTCCCGGCGGTGTTCTGGTGGCGAATTCCCATCCGGCCTTGCGCCGGGTGTTTGCCAATACCAAATGGGCGACCGGATGGCGGATGGCGTTAATGTCGCTTCCCGGTGCGTTGCCATCAGCTGGGCCAACGCGGTTCGGCCCTGTCAATTCGCGTGGCGTGGTGGTGCCGATGCAGGTCGCCATGCCATCGCCGTCGCGGGAGTTTGTGGCGGCATAAAGCGATTTATCTAACAGGCGGTGCCGGTCAAACCGGGCCGCCTTTTGTTTTGGGGTTGGATATGAGCGTCGGCTGGGAATTGCAAAAGGCGGTTTTCGCCGCACTTGATGCTGCGCTTGGCGCCGATGTTTATGACAATGTGCCGCGCAAGGCTGAAATGCCCTATGTGGTGCTTGATAACCAGTTGGCGACTGATGCGCAGGCGGTCAATCGGGCGCGGGAAACCGTGATGCTTTATCTGTCAGTCTATACCAGTGGTGCCGGGCAGAAAGAGGCGCTTGAGATTATGGCGACCATCAAGGAAACCCTGCACAACCAGAAGCTTGCCCTTGATAGTGGCACGCTTGAAAGCATGTTTGTCCTGCGCGAAGGCACGGGACGTGACATTGACGACAGTATCTTCACCGGTCAAGTGACCGTCCGGGCGATCATCGCCCCCTGATCTTTCACGACATAACAGGAGTTCTTGGCGATGACCGTGCAAACTGCTGCGGGCTGTAAGCTTTCTATTTCCGATGCCGCATCGACGGCGGCGAACCAGACGGCGTTTGAGGCCGAAACCTTTATCGAGGTTGGTGAAATCTCCGATCTTGGTGAATTTGGTGCCGAGTTCTCGACCATCACCCACACGTCGCTTTCAGATCGTATCGTGCGCAAATTCAAGGGCACCGAGGATCCGGGTTCATTGCAGTTGCAGCTTGGCTATGACCCGGATGATACCGGTCAGGCGGAGTGCAAGACGGCGCTGGCGTCTGACAATGAATGGGCCTTCAAGGTGGAATTGAACGATTCCGCCGGTGTCAGCCCGACCACGTTCTATTTCCGTGGGCGTGTGATGTCGTTCAAACGGCAGCCTGGCGGCCCGGAAAGCATCGTTACGGCGCAATGCAACATCGGGATTAACACCCGCCCGATCGAGGTTGCTGCGGCCTAAGAATGACCGCGCGGTCGGCGGGCGCAACTGTGGGGATTGCGTCCGCCATCCTTCCCACATCCCCAATCCCCGAAAGGTTACGAAATGGCTGCAAAGAAAAAGCCGGTTGTCATGGCACCGGAACTGACTGCGACGGTTGGTGGTGAGGTGCACTATCTTGCGCCGACGCTGACGGCGGTGCGTAAAATCACCGCGTTCTGTGGTGGTATACGTCCGGCGTTTGACCGTGTGCGGGCAATCGATTTTGATGCCATGGCGCAAATCCTGATTGCCGGTGCCGGTCTGGAAGTTGCGGGCAAGGATTACGATGATCTGGTCACGGCCATTTGGCGGGAAGAAAACAAGGCCAAACTTGGCGGCGAACTGACAACGTTTCTGTCGGTCCTTCTGAATGGCGGGCGGGCATTGCCCGATCTTGGTGATGACGAAGATGGCGAAACGCCGGGAAAGTCGTAAGCCTGGATGAATGGTGGGACATTCTCTACCAGTATGCGACGGGGTGGCTTGGCTGGTCCGATGGTCAGGCGATGACAACCCCAATTCCGCGCATTCTTCTGGCGCTTGATGGCAAAATAGACTTCATGTGCAAAAGCAACGGGGTCGAGCCGGAACCGGAAAAGCCAAGTGCAGATGAAGTGGCAGACAAGCTGCGGTCAGCGTTCCGCAACTGGGCACCATCAAGACGGGGTTAGTCATGCCTGTGACCGGAGCAAAAGAGGTGGTCGCGGCGCTGTCGGTGCGGATACCGGCCCGCATTCGTGAATATCTGGAAGACGCCCTGCAACGGGCGTCTTTTATCGTTCTGGATGATATGCAGGGCATGACGCCAATTGATGGGTCTAACCCCGGCCCGCATGCGCGTGATGGTCTGACCGTCATGTTTGATGATGGCGGGCTTAAATCGCATATCGGTCTGCCGACCAATGAACTGAACGAGGAATATTTCTGGTTTCGGTTTCTGGATGGCGGCACCAAGGGCGGTGAAGTCAGCTACACCAAAAATGGCAAGCGTTACACGATGACTGTGCCGGCACGTCCGGCCATGCGCATTCGGGAACGCGCACTTGACGCCAACCGCGATGAAATTGAACGGCTGATCGTAGATGCGATCCGCAAAGCCTTGCGCGAGGGATAATGACAGTCGAACAACTTGGCCTGTCCGTATCGCTTGAGGCGGAGCTTTCGCGCCTTGAAGCGAACATGAAAAAGGCCGGTCGTCTGGTGGATACCACGGCGACCGGCATGGATCGCAGCACAAAGCGTGCGGCAAAGTCGTTCAACCAGCTAGAGGCATCGCTTGACCCGGTTTCACGCGCGGCACAAAGGCTGCAGCGTGATACCGACAAGGTGCGCATTGCCCAGGACAAGGGCCTGATTTCTGCCGAGCGTGCGGCGCAGACCTATGCGCGGCTCAACAGCAATTATGAAAATTACACGGCGCGACTTGGTGGCAGTGTCACGGCGCTTAATCGTGCTGGCAAGGCGGCAAACGATAATGTTGTCAATTATCGCCGGTTCGGTGCTGTCGCGCAGCAGGCCGGTTATCAGGTCGGTGACTTTGCTGTGCAGGTGGCCAGTGGTCAGAATGCGATGGTGGCACTCACCCAGCAGGCCTCGCAGTTGCTTGGGTTCTTTGGTCCTTGGGGCGCTGTTATAGGTGCTGCGGCGGCTGTTGCCGGTGGTTTGGCAATTGCGTTCTGGGATGTAGATGAATCTGCCGATTCATCGGCGGATTCTCTGAAAACATATGAGGATGCGGTCAGGTCGGCAGAAACTTTTATCAAACGTCTGAACGATGAGACGAAAGAGAGTTCTCGGCTACTCAGGGATGAGCGTGATGAGCTCCTTAAGAGTGCAAAAACAAGGGTCGAGGCGGCGAGCGCTGCTTTGCAGACTTATCGAGAGCAAGTCAAGCTGGCGGAGCAGACGGCCAAGGATCTTGATCTCGACACTGACGGTTTGACCGGTGAAAAAGTTCAGTTTTTTGACCCTGATGAGCGTCAAGAACTTGTCAATGCGCTGGCGGCGGCGGAGGCTGGTTATCGCAAGATAGCCGCCCAGATTAACGCGGCGATAAAAAAGAACGAGGAATACAAGGCCTCTGAGGAAGACGGCAAAGCGCGTGAAAAGGCCGCATCAGCGGCAGAGCGGCAAGCCCTTAAAATTCAGGGTGTGATTTCAGCGCTCCAGGATGAATACGATATGCGCGGGCGTGCCCCGCGTGAGATGGCGATATTCAATGCATTGCGTCGTGCTGGTGCCGATTTGACGGATGAACAGCGCGCATCTATCGAACGCCTGTCCGGTGCTATCTATGACTACAACCAATTGCTTGAAGAAGAGGCTGATTACGAAAAAAGGCAGTTGGAAATTCGGCAAGAAGGTGCCGCCGTCACAGAGGCCAACCGGACCGCGCAAGAGAAATACAACGACGAAATTGAACGGCTTGACGGGTTGCTGGCGGCGAATGCCATCAGTCAGCAGACCTATGGTCGTGCGGCGTCCAAAGCTTTTGATGATATGGCCAAGGCGCAGGCCAATGTCGGTGAAGTCGGCAAGGATGTCGGGCGGGTTTTGTCCAACAGCTTGTCTGATATTTCCGGCTGGGCGGACGATGCATCTGGTCAAGTCCTAAAGCTGGGCGAGGCGTTTGCATCGCTGATCTTGCAGAAGGCTGTTTTTGATCCGGCAGCGGATGCCATTGGCGGCGCGATTGGAAGTATGGATTGGGGCAGCCTGTTTACCTTTGCTGATGGCGGGGTGATGACCGGCAATGGACCCTTGCCGCTTCGCAAATACTCAGATGGTGGGATTGCCAATACGCCGCAACTTGCGATGTTTGGTGAAACGTCTGTGCCCGAGGCTTATGTCCCGGTACCATCTGGCAAGATTCCGGTCGAAATGCGGATGCCAAAGATGGCGGCGCAATCAAGTGGCCCGTCGCAGGTATTCAATATTGATGCCCGTGGCGCGGATCAGGCTGCGATTGCGCGGCTTGAAGGAACGATCACCGCCTTGGGCGGCGAGGTTCGGCGTATCGATAGCACGTTTAACAAGCGCGCTGTCAGTGCGGTTGGAAATGCCGCGCGGCGTGGGGGCAGTGCATCTGCGGCCATTCGGGGGAGATAGGGTTTATGACTGATCCGATTGCCCTGCCGAATGTGCCGCAGGATATCACGATCACGCCGGTCAACAGCATCGGCCTTGCGGTTTCGCCTTTTACGTTCCAGACGCAAGGGCAGGCGAACCAGGGGGAACGGTGGGACGTTGTAATGAACTTCGCGCCCGAACGTCGGGCCGATGTTGCGCCGTTGCAAGCCTTTATCGCAAAGCTGCGCGGGGCGCTTAACCCGTTTTACCTGAATGACCCGTTGGCGGCCTATCCACAACAAAACACAGATGACGTGACCGTGCAGCTTGATGGTGACCATACCGCCAGGTCGCGCACGCTTTCGACGCTGAACTGGACAACGGACGACCCTGGCGGCTTTGCGTTGCGTCTGGGTGACTACTTGCAGCTTGGCAGTGGTTTGTCGTCCAGCCTGCACATGGTGCTTGACGATGTCGAAATCACAGATGGTGGCACCGGGGCGGCAGACATCAATATCTGGCCTGCGACCCGTGTGGCGCTGGTCAGTGGTTCTGTTGTTGTCTATCGGAACCCAAAGGGTGTGTTTCGCATGAAACCAGGAACACGTCCGGGGTGGCGCGGCAATCCTGGCGATTACTACGACGGCATCCAGATTGAGGCGATGGAGTACATCACATGAGTCGGCCAATCGATCCTGATCTGCTCAATCACATGATGGGCGATCAGATCAGTCCTGTTTTGTTCGGGCGGATCGGGACAGCGGCAGGGGATGTCCGGTTGTGGACCGGGACCGGCACCCTGACCTGGGGCGGGTATGAATGGCTTGGCGGCGGTGAATTCGTCGGGATTTCCGAAATCGAGGAAACCGCAGATGTGCAGGCAAATGGCCTGGTCTTCACCATGTCGGGCATTCCGACCGATCTGCTGGCGACCGGCATTTCACAGATGCGCCAAGGGTTGCCCGGTGAATTGTTCCTTGGCGCGCTTGCCGATAATGGGGCCCTGATCGGGGAGCCTTACCCGGTGTTCACGGGCCTGACGGATGTGCCGGTTGTCGATGACACAGGCGAAAGCGTGACGATATCGGTCACGGTCGAAAGTGATCTGGTCGATATCGAGCGGTCCAAGGTGCGCCGCATGACCGATGAAGACCAGAAATCGGTTTATCCGGATGATCGCGGGTTCGAGTTCGTTAACAGCCTGCAGGAAGCGGAAATTACCTGGGGGCAGGTCGGATAAGGGTGCGGCATGGCACGGTTACCGAATTGGGAACGCAGATTGGCAGAATGGCAAATGGCCGCCTCCGGGCGGCCTTTTTCGTGGGGCGATAGCGATTGCTGTCTGGCGGTGTGTGACGCGCTTTTGGCGATTGCTGGCATCGATCCGGCGCAAAGCTTTCGCGGCAACTACAAAACCAAACGCGGTGCGTATGGCGCGCTGAAACGGTTTGCCGGTGGCGGGCTGGTTGAGACGGTTGAAAAGATCACCGGCGATCTGGGGTGGCCGGAAATCCCGGTTCTGATGGCGCGGCGCGGTGATGTCGGTCTGGTCGATACCGACCAGGGAGAGGCGCTTGCCATCTGTGTCGGTCCGAAATGGGCAGTGCAGGGTGCAAGTGGCCTTGCGTTCATGTCGATCAAGTCGGGTCTGCGTGCCTGGAGGGTTTAGCCTATGCCACAAGTTGCTGTTGCGGTTGTTGCGGCTGCGGCGGCCAAGGCTGTCGGCGCGATTGTTACCAACGCGATCCTTGCGGCGGTTCTTAGTGCGGTTGTCAGTGCTGCCATCAGCTATGCCGGTGCATCGCTTTTCAGCACCAAGCCAAAGGCGGCGGCACTTGGCGCGGTCGGATCGGCACTGGCAAGCCGCACTCAGATGGTGCGCCAGTCTGTTGCCACCCGTCCGATCGTCTATGGCGAAACGGCGGTTTCGGGTCCGATTACCTTCCTGAATGTCACCAATGGCAAGCGCAAGCTGCAATTGTTGATCACGCTGGCGGGGCATCCGGTCGAGGAAATCGGCGATATCTGGTTTGGCGATACCAAGGTTTTCGAAGGATCTGGCATCGGAAATGCGACCGGCAGATATGCCGGTTATGCGACATTCTGGAAAGGTGACGGCACCGATGATGGCGACGCCGATCTGTTGGCAGCCATGCGGGCGCGCAATTCCGAATGGACGGTGGATCACAAGCAAAAGGGCTGCGCCAAGCTTTACTGCGAACTGACCTGGGATCAGGACGTTTACCCGTCCGGCATTCCGCAGATCAAGACTCGCGTCAAGGGCAAAAATGATATCTATGACCCGCGTTCGGATACCACCGGTTACACCGATAACTGGGCGCTGGTGGTTGCCGATTATGTCGCATCCGATGCGGGGGTTGGGGCGGGCTTTGCCTCGATCAACGAGGATGACCTGATTGCCTCGGCCAATGTCTGTGATGAAGATGTCGACCTTGTCGCCGGCGGAACGGAAAAACGCTATGTCGTGGCGGGTGTGGTCGATACCGGCAATGCGGTTGGCGACAACCTGAAAGAGTTGCTTAATCCCGGTGCGGGCATTGCGTGCCGTTCCGGCGGGGAATGGGCGATCCATGCCGGATATTACCGTACCCCGGAATACACGATTGATGAAAGCTGGCTTGATGGTCCGATCCGCATGCGCACCCGCGCGTCAAAGCGTGATCTGTTTAATACGGTGCGCGGTGTTTATGTCTGCGAAGAAAGCCTGTTTCAGCCAACCGACCTGCCGGTCCTGAAATCGCAAACCTTTATTGCCGAGGATCAGGGCAAGGAAATCCCGACCGATCGGGAATACCTGTTTACCACGTCACCATCCTGCGGGCAGCGTTTGCAGAAACAGGCGCTTTTCCGCAATCGCCAGCAGATCGAGCTTGATCTGCAATGCAATCTTAAGGCCATGGCGGTTCGGGTGGGCGATGTGATCGGCTTTACCCGCGCGGCCTATGGTTTTGATAACAAACCGTTCGAGATCGTGACCAGGCGGTTTGCTCCGCGTGATGACGGTGATGTCATCCGCCTTGGCATTGATCTGACCATCCGCGAAACCAGTGCGGAGGGCTATGACTGGACCACGGCGGATGAAAAGATCGTCGCGGTTTCTGCGGCAAGCACCTTGCCATCGCCAAGTGATGTCGAGCCGCCAGACGGGCTTGATGTCACAGAGGTCAAATACGCAACCCGTGATGGTGGCGGGGTCAAGGTCAAGGCTGTTCTGCAATCGGGTGCGGCGGATGACGGCTTTGTGTCGCAGTATCAGTTCGAAAGCCGCGAAGTCGGGGTTCTGGAATGGACGCGCTATGCACGGGCGAACCAGCCCAAGCTTGAACTGTTTGACATGCCGACCGGGATTTATGATTTCCGGGTCAAGGCGGTCAGCGTGGTTGGTCCGGGATCTCCTTACGTCACGGTGCGTAAGGAGATTCAGGGGCTTGGCGATCAGCCTGCCACGCCAACCGGTGTGACGATATCGGTATCAGGCGGCTTTGTATTCCTGCGCTGGAACCGGTCGCCGGATCTGGATGTTACGCAAGGGGGCAAGGTCCGGTTCCGCCATTGTCAGGCGCTTTCGGGTGCGACACTGGCGCAATCAACCTCGATCGGGGATGACGTGCCGGGTGGCGATACCATGGCGGTTCTGCCGCTTAAGCCCGGTTCGTATTTGCTGCAGTTTGTTGATGCGGTCGGCACCTTTTCCGATCCTGCTATTGTCACCACCGATGGTGCAACCGTTCTTGAATATTCGACCTATGACATGGTTGTTGAAAGTGCTGCCTATGGCGGCACGCATGACGGCACGATCGTTAATGATGATGGCGATCTGACCCTGCAGGGGTCCGGGTTGTTTGATGACATTATCGATTTTGATTCTGTGGCATCGATCGATGCTTATGGCGGCATCCTGACCAGTGGCGAATATGACTGGGGATCTGGCCTTGATTTCGTCACCAAGCGCCGCATGCGGCTGACCGCCTCGGTCACGGTCGAGGTCGTCAATGTTGTCGATCTGATCGATGACAGGCTGGGTCTTGTCGATGACTGGCCGGACTGGGATGGCGATGCATCGGGCGAAGGGGATTGCACCATCTGGGTGCGAACCACCGATGATGACCCGAATGTTTCACCGACCTGGTCGGAATGGCAGCGCCTTGACAGTGCCGAGGTCTTCTGTCGTGGCGCCGATTTCAAAGCGGTTCTGACGGTGTCAGACCAATCCTACAACATCCGGGTCAGTGACATGCGGATCACCGCAGAAGAACTGGCGTAAACAGGATTTCCAACATGGCAAAGAAAACGAAAGGTGCCGCGAAAGCGGCGCCAACCATCCGTGTTGCGCGGCTGGATCGATCCGGCCTGCTTACGGGCTACGAGGATGTGCCAGAGGGCAGTGTCGCTGCTGTGGTTGATGGCATGCCCGAATGGGTTGAGGGCGGGGATTGTGATCTTAAGCCGGGGCGGTATCGCTGGGATCCGCAAGTCGGGCGGTTTGATGTTGTCACACGGATGAAGGTAGAGGCGGAAACTGCAATTATCGAAGGTTTCCGCCATCTGCGCGATCATGAAGGTATGTCGCTGCCTGCTGCGACCGAAAGCTGGATCGCGGATTATGACAAACGCAAAGCACGGGCGGGGCGGTAAATGGCACAGCATGATTACGTCGCCGCCAACGGGTCTGGCGCGGTTGTTCGGGGTGATTTCAACGATGCGCTTCTTGCGGTCGCAACGGTGAATTCCGGCGCAACATCGCCATCAACAACTTACGCCTATATGCTCTATATCAACACCAGTGACGGGCACCTGTATCAACGCAATGCGGCGAACACCGCATGGATTGATCACGGCACTGTGTCAAGCCGATTGCTGCGGGCCGAGGATATCGCGGCAGGTGGTTCTGGCGGGTTGCTTCGCGCCGATGGTGACGGGTCTGGTTTGTCCGGTGTCGGTTTTCCGGTCGGTGTTCCCTTTTATTGGCTCGATGATACGCCTCCGGCTTGGGCGCTTGAGCTTGACGGCTCTGAAATATCTCGCACTACCTACGCTGACTTGTTTGCGGTTATGGGCACAAAGTATGGGGCGGGGGATGGTTCGACAACGTTTAACCTTCCAGATGATCGAGCGAACGCAATTCGTGGATGGGATAACGGACGTGGGGTTGATAGTGGGCGTGTGTTTGGTTCTGAGCAGCTTGACCAGATGCAGCAGATCACAGGCCGAATTAGAGCCGCCGCCGGGGGGCTGATGGACGTGGTAGATTTAGAAGGCGCAATTGTCGATGGCGGACCATATGGCGGATCTGCTGCCGTAGGTATTGCTGGCTCCGGCAGCGCGGGTGGAACTTTTGCCATCGACAGCTCCCAAAGCCCGGGTGCTCGAACCGGCTCTGAGACCCGAATGCGTAACCGTGCCTATCTCCCTTGCGTCAAATATTGAGGTGACCTATGAAGTATTACAGTTATCATGCGGTCACTCGGGAATTCCTGTCGGCGTCTAATGCTCGTGAGAATCCGATGGAGCCTGGTAGCTACCTTCTACCCGCCAATGCGACTTTTGTCGCCACAACGGCGGCGCCAGCAGGTTATGCCCGGCAGTTCAACCCCGAGAGTGAAACGTGGTCGACGGTAGAAGACAACCGAGGCGCTATTGTCTATCGCAAGTCTGACGCAGAAAAGATCATTGTCGATTGGCTGGGCGCGGTTGGTTCCGACTACACCGATCAGGTGCCAGCATCGCCGGACGACACGTGGGATGGGACGCAATGGGTGTCACCAGCGCCGGCCAGCACCAGTGTCGACGCCCAACGCAATGCGCGCCAGTATCCCGGCGATTTGCCGACGGGTCTTGGCTGGGATGTGGATCTGCGCAACGATCTTGACCGCCGCAATATTCAGGCGAAATACACCATCGCGCTAAAGCAAAAGATCAATGAAGATTCCAGCACCATCCTTTTCCGTGGGGCGGATAATGTTGATCGCAACCTCACACCTGATCAGATGATCGCCGTGGGGGATGCTGCCGATGCATGGATCACATCGGTATATGCAGCAAGCTGGGTGCTCAAGGCTACGCCGGGCGGCATACCGACTGATTACGCCGATGACAGTCATTGGCCGTCAACATCCTCATAGGGGGTTGTCATGAAAACCATCAAACGCCTGCCGGGGCTCATCTTTGCGATGGGCCTTTTTCTTTGGGCCTATGCCTCTGCACAAGCGGCCCCGGTCTGCGGTAATCGGGACAAGGTTCTTGCCAGCCTGTCGGCCAAGTATCACGAGGAACCGGTTGCCGTCGGGGTGGCGGCGAATGGCGGGGTGATCGAGGTGCTTAAATCCCCGGACGGGGAAAGCTGGACCATCCTGTTTACCTATCCCGGCGGGCCGAGCTGCCTTGTTGCCAGCGGGGATGCATGGCAAGACCTTGCGCCCAAGCTTACGGGGCCAGCCGCCTGAGTGCCGAACGATCGAAACGCCATGCATCAGGGGGTGAGATGCAAGAGAACCTGCCGCCTTCATTCTCGATTGAATCGCTTGTGGACCTGATCAAGACCAACGGGCTGCTTGTTTCCTTTGCTGTTCTGGTGCGCATGCTTTGGCATCAGCGCCTTGTTCGGCTGGGGCAGCGGCGGTTCTGGTCGTGGGATCTTCTGTGGGAAGTGCCGATGGCCGTGATGTGCGCTGCGGTCGGTTCGGGTGTTGCCAGCTATTTCGCGCTTGAAGGCAGTCAGACGGTCGCCTGCATCGGAATTTGTTCGTGGCTTGGCCCCAGTGGCAGTCAGGCCATCCTTGACCGGATCTTGGCGAACTACGCGAAAGGAACACAGAAATGATGATTATCCTGCAGCTTGTTGCCATGGCCGCCGGCGGTGTCCTGTTTGGCGGTGCATCAATCTTTGCCGGGTCGGCGGAATGGTTTGTTGTTTTGCTGACCATCGCGGGTGCGTTTGTCGGTTGGGCGATGGCATGGATTTCTTTGGCCATGGAGTGGATCCGATGAATGCGGAACAGTTGCGCTTGGATGTCATCCGGCCCGTTTTGAAAGATGCCCGGATGTGGTCGCCTGCCGCCGAGAACCTTGTGCTTGGCACGGCGGCCCACGAAAGCCATTGCGGGCAGTATGTCCGCCAGATGGGCGATGGACCGGCGCGCGGCATTTTCCAGATGGAACCCGATACCCTTGCCGATATCTATGGCAACTATCTGGACTATCGCGCCGACCTGCGCGGTGCGGTTGATGCCTATCTGATCCCGGCCTTTGACCGGGCGGATAATCTGGTATTCAACCTGGCCTATGCGGTTTTGATGTGCCGGGTGCATTATTACCGCCGCCCCGAACCGTTGCCAGCGGCAACCGATATCCGCGCACTTGGTGTCTATTGGAAGCAATTCTATAACACCGCTCTTGGCAAGGGCACGGTGCAACAGTTCGTTGATGACTATGAACGCTTTGTCGGGGGTGCGTGATGGACTTTGATTGGAAATCGATTGTCAAAACCGTTGCGCCAGTTCTGGGCACGGCCATCGGTGGTCCGCTTGGTGGCCTTGCAACGCGCACCATCGCAGGTGCGCTTCTGGGTGATGAAGATGCCAGCGAAGATCAGATCGCCGCGGCTGTGCAATCGGCATCGCCTGATCAATTGCTTGCCTTGAAAAAAGCGGATCAGGAATTCAAGCTCCGAATGAAAGAGCTTGATATTGATATCGAGCGTATTCACCAGCAAGACCGCGATAGTGCCCGCACCCGCGAAACCAAAACAGGGGATAGCTGGACGCCGCGCATTCTTGCTTTCATCGTGATCTTTGGCTTTCTGTCGATGGTGGCCTATGTCATCGCGAAGGGGTTGGGGGTTCAGAATGCAGACAGCGCCGCGCTGGTCGGGACTCTGATCGGTTATGTTTCTGCCAAGGCGGAACAGGTGATCTCGTACTATTTCGGCAGCAGTGCCGGCAGCAAAAGCAAAGATGCGGCTGTTCATAAGGCGCTTTCACAACAGAAGCCCTAACCAGCCACCCGGCACCCATCCTTGCAGGCTCCGGCCTTGTCGCAAGGGTGGGGCTGGTCGGTGTGAATGGCGCAGTAAAGCGGTTTGGCCGGGGTCGCCTTTGTTCCCGGTTCCATGATCGGGAATGCACCAAGCGATCCGCACCTGGCGCACCGCAGCTTGCGGAGGATATCCCCCAGCCCGATATGCGGCCCGTGCCGATCGATCAACGGGCGATATGCAAGCCGCCCGTCATGATCGCAAAGATGGTTGGCGCAATAGATCCGGCAATGATCATTCATTCTGGCCGCATCCAGCAGACTGATATAGCCATCCCAATCGTGACCCATATATTTTTTACCTAAATTGTTCCCGTTATGTTCTTTTCATAGTTCGGTTCGAATGTCAATTCCATAGAAAATGGGTCACATTTTGGGTCACATTTTGGGTCACATTGGAAAATCGGTA